GAATCGATTCCCTAGCTAATTGTTGCGCCCTTAGTTGATCTGGTGTTAGTCCTGCGACTCTTTCTTCAATAACAACAGGTTTACCCTCTGCATCAAAAAAAACTTTTTCTGCTGCTCTCATAGCACCAGGTATAAAGCCACCACGACCACCCAAACCAAATAATAATTGTTTAGTTAAAGGATCTAAACCTGTTTCAACTCTAGTAATTCCAGACGCAAAAGGCTGTGATCTAGGATTAATGGAATTGCTTACCATTTGATTTCTAAGAACTGCCACTTGCTTGTCCTTCAAACATATCCATCATCTTATACATTAAGTTTGTACCTCGCTCTCTGCTTTCCCCTGCTGTTGGCATTAAGGTTACAATTCCGCCTTCATTTTTCATGTCAAATGAACCTGCGCCTCTTACTGCTCGACCAGTCATTACAAACTCACCATCACTTAGCATAGCAGGTATATCATCGCTAGTTTCTGTACCTGGCCCATTTATATCACCATCCATTCTAGGAAAATCATTAGGGTTCATCTCGCCACCCTCTTGCATAGCAACAGCACCGCCTTGTGCAAAAGCTGCAATACCACCCATATACATACCTCTCGGCTTACCGCCTGTTAACTCAGGCAATGTGCCTTCAGGTAACAAACCAAATTCAACAGGGTTTGGTTGTTGCTGTCCCATTCTTCTAGCTATTTCTGACTCAATATTATATCTTCCTACTGCATCCATAGTCGTTAATGGTGTTAATGGCACACCCTTTTGTTTTTTTGTATCTTCATAAGCTAATTTACCTAATGTTGCAGCTAAAGCACCAATACCTAAATTACCTAACATACCTAAACCACCTTTTGATGTTCCAGTGCCAATTTCTCCTAGGTTTTGATCCATCATAGTCTGTTGTCTTTGATTTCTTAACTTTGAAAGTTCTGTGTTCAATGCGGCTGGGTTTGCAAATAGTTGGTCTATTTGGTCTTTACTATATCCAGCAGCCTCTAATTCTTCTCTTCTTGTTGTGCCATCATCGCCTGTTATCAATTTAAAAGTATCTTCGATTCTACCCAACGCACTTTGACCTGATCCTGTTGCAGGATCATAATCTTCACCTCTACCTGCAAACAAACCTCCTATGCCACCTCGGATAGCGGCTGCTCTATCTAATATACCTTTGCCTCCCAAAACACTTGATCCTAAACCTGACGGTATTCCAAGTGCAGCACCAGCTTTACTTAAACCACTTCCTAATACACCACCTATGCCTGGTATTGCTAAAACACCTGCTATAGGCGCTACTTTTTTTACTACTTTTTTTAGTTTTTTACCAATTTTTTTAAAAAAACCAAACTCTTCTAAGCCTGTTGACTGATTTAGACTAGCTATACCCACGCCAACCACAGCTGATTCTGGATCAATATTGAACTGATTAAATTTCTGCTCTAACATGGACTCAAACTGCTCGTCTTGTAGCATTTCAGGGGGTATTACAACTTCGCCTGGTCGAGCATGAACTAACTGTGTATCTTCTCCTGTCCCAAGCATAGATAACTCTTGCGCCACATCAGAAAAAGGTGCCGATTTTTGCACCATTAACTTTTCTATTAGTTGCATTAGACTTTCTCTTTCTTCAGGATCAGCGGTGCCTCTTGCAGCACTCATTAAAGCGTTTGTTGTAGATTCCAATTCTTTTTCTTGAATGACTGCACCAGATTCTTGTCCCAATAAACCAGTCGCAGCTTTTTGAATTTCAGCATCACTCACTGCACCAGAGCCGAGTGCTTTTGTAAGATTAGATTGCATTTCTGATTCATTAACCACAGAGCCAGTTTCTCTGCGTTGAGGTAAATTGTAAACTGATCTTAAACTTTCTTCTAAACTCATAACTACCCTATTGTTACTGTAACTGCACCTATGCTCATTGTAGCAGATAACCCACTAACATAAGTATTATGTTCATACAAGTTACGAAACTGAGTTCCGTCAAACGCTTGATGAACCTCTGTTGTTGTATTAAATATAATCGCACCAGTAGCAAATTGCAATTCCGAAATCTCTGTGCTGTTAAAACTTTTTACCTTATCAGGATCTTGCGATGCTAAGTTTATTTCTAATATTCTAACTAAACGATTAAAAGTTTCTGCTTTTATCGTATCGCCCTGCGCTAAAGGCAAACGAGTTGGTAATAATTTACTCATTATCTACGACCTGAAGGCTGCACATCTATTCGTGTATCGCCCAGTCGCCATTTAAAATCTTTACGATTAGTTTCAGAATTATCATCATCTGATTCAAATCTAATTACAAATTGTCTTGTTCTTGAACGCAGACTTGTAAATGTTGATGAACTTGTTATTTGGGAGGTTGAGTCTGTGGTTAAAGATTGATTGTTAAAATCTCTTCGTTTAACTACTACATTAATGACACCGCTTGGACTTGTGCCAACATCATTAACAAAAAGTATATCTGGTAAAATTTTTCGCAAAAATACAAAACTATCACCATCACCAACATCAATATCTGCTGATTCTATAAACACATTGTCCATAGCATTACCATCATCGTTAGAGGTTGACTCATGTTTGTAGATGTATTTAGTATCACTTGATTCGCCACCTGCTAATGGTTTATCAAAGATACCTGCATTTGACCAACTGTATCTTTCTAAACTACCGATACTCCATAAGTTCTCTTCATAATTGTATATAACGAATCGTGATATTTCCCTTGTGTTATCTGTAGTTGATGGGTAAAAAAACCAAATTTCACTAAATTCTTCATTTAATCCAGCAAAACATTTAAACGCTTGAGATCTGTCTAAATCAGAAAAAACATGGTCTTGCACTGAGCAGTTAAGTTTTTTTACTGCACCGTTGTAATAATAAAAAGCATTTTTTGACATGAAGAACACGCCATTAGGTGCATTGACAGCAGCTTTAGGCCCTATCAAACCTGCACCCTCATTTACTAAGTTCAAAGCAAAAGTAAGTGGAGGGCCTATGAATGACATACTGTATAAACTTGTGTCAGTCCATATCAGAATTTCTTGCCTTGATTTTAAGCCACCAATTATTGATGATCCTGATGAAAGTCTTAGTGAACCTGCTGTGTTTGTATTCTTTGGCTCAAACTCAAGTGCGTTTTCTTGATCGCTAAATGCAATAAACATAGGATCTATCGCACCTGTGCGTGTGCCACTAGACAAAGGATCTGCGCCTAAGACTATCAAATGCCTGTCAACCTCTGATGTTATAACCTGTAAGCCTACAGTAGGCACTTTGTTTGCACCAGATGTTGTGGATAAATTAACCGCTCTTGTTGATAAGCCATTATTTTCAACCCATCTAAATATGCCACCATTTCTAACATTAATAATTAAGTCCTCACCAAAGTTATCATGTGTCCATAATCTAAGCTGATTTACATCGCTCAGTGCAGTAGCAGAACCCCAAGCACCTGCACCCCAAGTTCCTACACCCCATCCTGTGCTTTCAACAAAAAAGTCTAATCCTGAATTTGTTTGATAAGCTGAATCTGTGGCTGAACCGCCATTGCCAGAATCAGATGCGTTAGCAGTTACAGTAACTCCTGAAGTATTTTTTGCAGTAATCTGATAAGTATTTGTGCCTGTAACTAAATCTATTTGGTACTCTTGATTTAAAACAGCAGCGGTTATATTACCGCCAAGACTTACAGCTGATGAAAAAGTAACAAAATCCCCATTAACAGCGCCATGTCCATTGTCAGTAACGGTAATAGTGGATGAACCGTTAGTAGCTGCAAAGGTGGTGGAGTTAGTTGTGGTTGATCTTATGGGGGTAATATCATTGTAAACTCCACCTTCCTCTATGTAATATTTATTTGTGGTGCCAACGCCTAAATACTTATCACCAGACAAAGAAATCCATGTATGTAACGCTCTAGGTGATCCAATAATTACATTTTCACTGTTCTTTTCCCAACCACCTAATTTTTCGACACGACCTTTTCTAAACCTTATAAAATTGCCATCAACCCAGCCACCCTCATTGGCATAATCAGTTTCTTCTTTGTTGATTCCTGGTCTGAAATTTAACTTAGTAAATGGCATGACTAAATTTTATCATAGTCAAACTAAAACTAAGCTAATCGTATTATTGCGT